TGTTCCTGTTCGTTGGGGCGGCGACTGGGATTCTGATGGCGAAACTAAAGATAATTCATTCGATGATTTAGTTCATGTGGAGATTAGAGGATAATGGCAAGGGTTACAAAAAAATCAAAAGCACAAATAAATAAACAAATATGGGATAAAGTAAATAATTCATATAGACACAGATGGCAGAGTGTAAGTCAAAAAGGATATGATTTTTATCTAAACGAGCAACTTACAAAAGAAGAAAAAACAATGTTGGAAGAATCTGGAATGCCAACATTTACTATCAATAGGATTACTCCCATTATAGAAATTATGAAATACTTTGTAACTGCAAACGACCCTAAGTGGAAAGCAGTAGGAGCGACTGGAGACGATGTAGATGTTGCTCAAGTGCATGCTGACGTAGCAGATTATTGTTGGTATCTATCTAATGGTAAATCATTATATAGCCAAGTAATACTAGATTCATTAACAAAGGGATTGGGATACTTTCTTGTAGATATTGACAAAGATGCTGATAGGGGAGTAGGAGAAGTTTGTTTTAAAAGACTAGACCCATATGATGTATTTGTAGACCCAGCCAGTAGAGACTTTTTATTTAGAGATGCTACATTTATACAGATAAGAAAAAATATATCTAGGTCTAGATTAATTAATATGCTACCTCAATTTGAAACAAAGATTAAAAAAGTATCAAAAGGAACTGATGTAGTTTCTTATTCACAGAGAGATATAGACTTTACAGATAGTATACAAGTTGAAGATTTGACATTCGGTGTTAATATGGATGCTGAAGATGATGACATTTTGCCATACTATGAAACATATGCAAAGAAAAAATTTAAATACAGAAATGTATATATAAAGATAGAACCATCAGAATCTCAACTTGTTATGTTAAAAGAACAAGTGCAAGAAGAATTAGAAGCATATAAGCAAGAGATAGAAGTTCAGTTAATTGAAAAACAAATGCAAATTGAACAACAAGTTCAAGAAGGTGAGTTGATTCCTGAAAGAGCAAAGTTAATGATTGAAAACTCTCAAAAGATGGCTGCTCAAGGTATACGAGAAAGGGAAATGGAATTAATCTCTCAGGCCCGTGATGAAGCAACAATCATTAAAGAACAAGTAATGAGTGAAGCATCTTATAAGAAATTTGAAGCAGATAAAAACTTTTCTAAAAATATCGTAGACTCAGTAGAGTTTTATGAAAACAGAATTGTAAAGACTTGTAGTGTAGGAGATGATACATTTCTATATGAATTTATTATTCCAATAAGTGAATATCCTATTGTACCTATTCCGTATATGTACACAGGAACTCCATATCCAATGAGTGCAGTAACTCCACTTATAGGAAAACAACAAGAAATAAATAAAGCACATCAAATAATGCTACACAATGCAAACCTATCTTCGAATCTTAGATGGATGTACGAAGAAGGTTCAGTACCTGAAGACGAGTGGGAAAAGTATTCATCAGCACCTGGCGCATTGTTAAAATACAGAAGTGGCTTTTCACCACCTACTCCTATTCAACCTGCACCAATTAATAATGCATTCTTTACAGTTGTTCAACAAGGTAAATCTGATGCAGAGTATATTAGTGGAGTACCTAGTGCAATGATGGGATTCTCGCAAGACCAAGCAGAAACATATCGAGGGTTACTTGCAAATGATGAATTTGGTACTCGTAGATTAAAAGCATGGATGAATAGTATTGTAGAACCATCACTAGAGCATTTAGGTAGAGTATTTAAAATGATGGCTCAAAGACATTATACAATTGAAAAAGTATTTAGAATTGTACAACCAATGGCAGGTAATGAAGAAGAAAGAGAAGTAAGAATTAATGTAAATCTTTACAATGATTATGGTAAAGCAATTGGTAAATATAAAGATTATGCATCTGCAAGGTTCGATGTAAGAATAATAGCAGGAGCAACATTACCACTAAATAGATGGGCATTGTTAGAAGAATATTTTAGATGGTATCAATCTGGATTAATTGATGACATTGCAATGTTAGCAGAAACAGATATAAGAAATAAAGATAAGATTGTAGAAAGAAAATCACAATTATCTCAAGCACAAAGTCAATTACAATCTATACAAGAATTAGTGAAAGATAAAGATGGTACAATAGAAACACTACAACGTCAATTAGTACAAGCAGGTATTAAAATGAAAGTAGGAGATGCGAATACTGAAATACGAAAAGATGTTCTTGAAACTGAAGCACAGCAAAAACTTCTGAGAGGAATGTTAAAAGTTGAGTTTCAGAAAATGAGAGACGAAATGAAAAACGACATGGAATCTACAAAAACAGATGTAAAGGAAAACGAGCAATCTTAACCATTGCATTTTAGATTTTATAGTTGCTAAATTAAAATAACCTAAAAATAGGAGATAGTATGTCAGAACAAGTAGGTAACGCTCAAGTAGCCCCCGAAAGTACAAACGTACAAGATGCAGTCATGAACGGCTCAAGTGATTTTTTTGAATCACTAGATAAAGAAGTTAATGGAGGCATATTAGACGAACCAACACAACCAACCTCGGTACAAAGCGATAACACGCAGTCGAGCCCTAATGTAGAAGTTCAGCCGAAATTGAACCTTATATGCCTATTCTAGATGCTATGCGTGAAGACCCTAATTTAATTTCTCATGTTAGAAATTATTTTGAGGGTGGAGGTCAGGCCCCACAATCAATGAATCAACAACTGAATCTTGATGAAGATTTTGTTTTTGACCCTGATGAGGCATTTCAAAAACCTGATTCCGATTCTGCAAAAGTAATGGGTGCGACAATCGATGGTATTGTACAGCGTCGTCTAAATAATGTTTTAAAGAACCAACAAGCTGAAAATGCGAAGATGGCAAAAGAAACTCAATTCAAACAAAGGATGGATATGTCTGATGAAGAATGGAGTGAGTTTACTGAGTTTGCAAAAAGCAAATCTTTAGAACTTGAGGATATATATTATTTAATGAATCGTAAGAACAGGGATGCACAAATCGCTGATTCAACTAGAGAACAGATTCAAAACAAGATGAAAGAAGTACAACAACAACCAAGTACACTTGCAACACAAGGTAGTATTCCAGTTGAAAAAAGTACAGACGATAATGTTTTTGATACCATTTTGGGTACTGACAGCGAACTAGAAAAGGCTTTCAGTATATAAAATTATATTGTTGGCCATTAACTCAAACTAAAGAGGTACAAAAATGGCTGATGTATTCGGCATGGAAACATACGGAGCGTCTCCTGACGCAGGGCATAGTGGTTCGGTATCACTTCCCAGTACAGGTGACCTCAGACGTAGATACAACTTTGGAGATAGGATTTCTGAACTTTCAATAGCTCAAGACCCTTTTTTCAGATTTGTGTCTCAAGTCGCAAAAAAACCTACGGATGACCCTCAGTTTAAATTTACTGAACAGAGACATTCGTATCACAAGAGATATGCATATGTAATGGGATTCGTTTCTAATGGAAGCGATGAATTTGCAAATTCAGAACTCGACCAATCAAACGCAGCTGCCGCTGTTAGTGCTGTTGGACAAAGTGTTGAACTTTATATGGCTACTGATTATAAATCAGCTGGTAATATAAGTAGTATTCATGGTCAATCAGCAACTAAAGTAGATGTTGGCGCATCTGGAACTAGACCTACTTTCTTTTTAGAAGGTCAGGTAGTAAAAATTCCAGTAGCTTCAGCAACTGATGGTGTTGCAGATGGTTATCATTTAATGAAAATTGATAGCGTAACTGATTCACTTACTAAAGATAGTAAAGAATGTGTTAAGATATCTGGTAAAATTGTCAAATTTGATAGTGCAGGTAATGAACTTGCTTCTTTCTTAACTGATAACTTTACTCCAGGTGCTACTGATGCAACTGCAGATAGAGACGCAGGTGGTGAAAGAGTTTACAATCAAACAATATCAACTGGTCTTGAACCAATACGTTCTTACGTTGTTGGAACTGCTCATGCTCAAGGTTCTGGATACCCAGAGTCTTGGAAAGACCAACCTTACTCAAGCGCTGTTGGATTAACTCAAATCTTTAAAACTGCAATGGCAATGGATAATACTACAAGAGCAACTGTTCTTAAGTATGAGCCAAATGAATTTGCTAGAATTTGGAGACAAAAGTTAATCGAGCATAAGTATGATATTGAAACAGCTTTATTGTTTGGTTCTCAATCTGAAACAGACGGAGTACAATACACAGAAGGAGCAATTAGCTTTGTTACCAATTATGGTAATATTTTTGATGGTTCTGGTATTGGTGGAACTGGTTCAAAGTCTCAAGATGACTTTCTTGATGATATGTCTCAATTCTTAGACCCTCGTTACAACAATGCAAATGCAACTTTATTTATGTGTTCAACTGATACTTATAATTGGATGCACAAATTAAGTGGTTACTTTACTGCAAATGCTCAGAAGACTGATTTAGGTTCTTCTAATCGTTTTGCAGCTAGAGCAGACTTTAGCATTGCAGGTAAAAAAGGCGTTTATGGTCTTGATATTACTCAAGTCTATACTCCTTATGGTGTAATGAATCTTGTTCGTAATGTTCATTTGGATGGTTCACCAGTTAAAATACTTGCTCTTAATATGGCTCAATGTGCTTACAGACCTTTGGTTGGTAACGGATTGAATCGTGATACAGCAGTATACGTTGGTGTTCAGACTCTTGAAAATAGTGGTGTTGACCGAAGGGTTGACTTAATTCAAACAGAAGCTGGGATGGAATGGCGTATGCCTGAAGCCCATGCGGTCTGGAAATAGGAGGTAAGTAATGGCTAAAAACGTACCTTTATACGGACAACAAAAAGACGGTTCTGGTTTATTAAAAGCTGGTAACGGAGGTTATGGACAACACGCAGGAGCAGACCTTGCAGATAACACAGATGCTGTTGCAATGGATGCTAGTGATTTCGGTAAAACATTTTGGTGTCTCCTTGATGGAGCTGCTAAAACAGTTACCTTACCTGTTAGTGTAGGCAAAGATGATGTTGGTAAGCAAATCAAAATACTACAACGAGTTGATTTAGTTGGAAGTGGTGTGCTTACAATATCTGCTGGAACAAGCAATACATGGGCTGCTAATAGTTATGCATTAGGAGTTGCTATTGACGAGTTCAGACCTGCAGAAGCAAATAATACAATCACAATAACTGGAGCAGCTACAAATTCAGCTTGGGGTGAAAATTCATCTTTAGTTGCAACTGTAGTAGGTGAAGGCGAATATATGATTGAAATAGATGCTAGGGCATTAGGCAACGGAAGTGATGCAATTGCATTCTCAACTGCTTAATAAATAACCTAATAATATATGGGGGCCTCCGGGCCCCTGTATATAGAAAGTAAAATATGGCAACAACAGTAATAGCAGCTGAAATATCAGATATAACAAAAAATGGTCAAACTCCTGACGCAAATTTTATTGTATCTGCACAAAAATTTGTAGTAGCAAATGTTCCTAAAAATTTAATGGGATGGGCGTCTAGTCAATCTGGCGTTATGACAAGTAATGCAGATGCGGATGCAACTTTAAATGTAGATACTATTATAAGTGTTAAAAGAAATGGGTATCCTTGTAGAGAAATACCATTAGATGATTTAGCTTGGGCAGCTGATTCTAGTAGTTTAAAAAAAGCAACATCAACACATCCTATTTATGCTGTTTCTGATGGTAAAATT